TGATCCATGGCGCAAGTTGCCGGTAGACATGCCTGGCATCCGTGTAGTACACTACGGTAATACCAGATTACAATAAGGAAAACCCATGGGCCTGCTTGATCGATTCCGAAAGAAAAAACCCCAAGTCAAATCTGAACCACGGCCCAAGAAGGTAGAGAAGACCGAAAAAGAGCTGGCCACAGAACGAGGCGAGCCTTGGGTAACCATCCTTGGCATGGATGTTGATCCTGACAACATGCAGAATGGTGCCTTTGAACTAGACTGGAATGACAAATTTGTGGCCAATCTTGTTCGTGCCGGCTATCGAATGGATCCCAAAGATACTGATTCAGACATAGTGGATCGTTGGTTCACTGCTGTGTGCCGTAATGTGGTATTAGAAACTTATGAACAGTATGAGGCCATGAATCCTGAACGTGATCGTGTGGTCAAGACACGCAACATCGGTGATGGCAGGACCGAAGTATCGTGATGTTATATGTCAACGGTGACGGTCATGTGGCCGCCGCCCAAGCAGTAAACACACATACCTTTGCTCAGGACGACCCTTCACTGTTTTACATGGGTCGTGCTCCGCATCCAGAAAATCTTGCTGTCAGCTGGGGTAAACTACTGAGCGTTACCCTAAGGTCAGCATTTCGTTGTGATGCCGAAGGCAACAGCGACAATGCTCGAATCATCGCCAGCACACAGAAATGGTTAGCCGATGCCGGACGTGGCCATCCAGATCTACTGCTTGCCATACAGTGGAATCCCAGCGAAGCTCGAGCACACGAAGTTATCTGGAAATTCCATCAAGAATTAAAAAAACAAAACATACGTCACTTGTTCTTTAACGGCAACGGCCAGTTTGATACAACCGATCAAAAACAGTGGGGTACCGATTATATTGGACCTTACGATGCCAGTTTGAGTTACAGTTCCCTTGTACAAGCCCATGGCATAGACACAGTCATGCCCAATTCTGACTATTTTGGACGAGATGGGCACTCGGCATTCTTTCGTTTCGTACTCAATTACATTATCGAACACAAATTCGTTTGACATTCGCCGTAATATCTGTTATACTTGTAACATGAAATACGTACTTATAGATACTGCAAATCTCTTTTTTCGTGCTAGACATGGCGCTTTTCGTGCTTCGGATACTTGGGAAAAGATTGGCTTTGCCCTACACATTACCCTGATGGCCGCCAACAAAATGGCCCGTCGCTTTGAAGCAGACCATGTGGTCTTTGCCTTGGAAGGGCGCAGTTGGCGCAAGGATCTATACAAACCTTACAAAAATAACCGTGCTGTGGCCCGTGCGGCCCTGACCGAAGAGCAGGCCGAAGAAGACAAGATGTTCTGGGAGACCTATGATGCTCTTACTAAATATTTGAGTGAGAGGACCAATTGCTCAGTCATTAGGTGCCCCACAGCCGAAGGCGATGACATCATCGCCCGCTGGATCGCATTACATCCCCAAGACGAACATGTGGTCATCAGCAGTGATACCGACTTTGTTCAGCTAGTAGCACCCAACGTCACGCAGTACAACGGTATTACAGACGAGTTAATTACAATAGAAGGAATTTTTGATGCCAAAGGTAAACCAGTTATTGACAAGAAAACAAAAGAGCCTAAGACAGTTCCTGACCCGCAGTGGCTTCTGTTCGAGAAGTGTATGCGCGGTGATTCAAGTGATAATGTGTTCTCGGCATTCCCTGGCGTTCGGACGAAAGGTACCAAAAACAAAGTCGGCTTACAAGAAGCGTTTCTTGACAAGGATAAAAAAGGTTACGCCTGGAACAACCTTATGTTGCAAAGATGGACCGACCCAGACGCTGTTGAGCATCGTGTCCTAGACGACTACGAACGCAACAGAACCTTGATTGATTTAACAGCACAACCTGAAGAGATTAAACACACTGTGGATACTGCCATCCGTGAACAGGTCAGTCACAAGGACATTGGACAAGTTGGAGTGCGCTTCATGCAGTTCTGCGGCAAGTACGAATTAAACAAGTGTAGCGAGTCAGCTGATTCATTTGGACGTTGGATGACGGCCACATATCAAGGAGTACTAAATGGCTAAAGATATATTTTGGACCACTACAACATTCAGTATCGTACTCGGTTCGTTAATATTGGCCTTTTGGCCTGCCGATGTCAGACACATGACAGTAAGGTATGATTGCAGTATAGCAGAGATTAGTCCTGACTATCCTGTGGCAGTAAAACAAGCCTGTAGAAAGAGAGAACCCAAATGACCCTAATAGCGAAACCCATCATTGACAAACAGTTTTGGATCTTGCAAGAAAACAATCACAAGGTCGGCAACATCGAAGCCTGCGCTGGCGGGTATCAAGTCAAGATCAATGATCAAGTCGCACAATTCAAAACGATCCGATTAGCAGCTCGCACTGTTGACATCGAGTTTGAACCAGCGATCAAAAAAACCAAATCTTTGCCTGTACTGGACCGAGTACATGGTTATCCTGTGGCAGGTCGTGTGTACAATCCCATGTGGGATGTTAGTCAACAGTTGCCAGTCTATACCAAGACAGCCAAAAGCAAATCATGGTTTGCCTCTGGTTGGTACACAGTCAAGAAAGGTCGTCAATGGAGGACCGTGTTGGCACCCAAGTTGATTGTGCTACAACGATATCCTTACCAAGGACCTTATCATACACAACAGGAAGCCAATGACCGTTCACCTGAATAAGTTCGTTGATCGTGTACGAGGACACGAAGCTCGTGGCAGTCGCGATTTTGTCATGAGCATGACAGATGCCCGGGATTTACATGCCGACATCACCAGATTGCTGTTGGAACTGCAGAATTTACAACAACAAGTCGCCAAAACCACTGAAGAACCGGTGATCACAGTCAAAATTGATGGAGGATCGTTCTAAAACTCATATATTATTAGATAAATAAAATATAGGAGTTTAATGAAATGAGTCGCCCAAAACCCAACGTACTGATCGAACACACCAACAAGAGTACCTACAAGACCGAACAGGTCCTGGCCAGCGAAGGAGTGTGGGCTGTGTTCTATGATGCCAAGCCGATCAATCTCAAGACATCAAACATGTTGGTCCAATATCCCGGCCCCAAGTACAAGAAAGTGGCATTCAGTAATCCTGGCCATGCTCACAATCTAGCTCGCAAACTCAACACACAATTCAAAACTGAAAAGTTTACTGTGGTCTTATTGAAATCTGGTGAACAGGTTTATCCTTGATGTGCGCGACAAGAAAAAACTCACCCAGGACTTGATTCAACTCCTGCCCGACGAACAACGCATCAGTGTATCCTCGGCCATGATTGCCTGGTGGTTTAACATTAGACCCACTGGAGGCATGCGATTGACCAGTCTGGGTCATCAGACATTTGTCAAAGACCTAGATCTGGAACACTACTCTTACAACATCTCAGATCCCATGCTGTTCAATCAGCAGACTATTTTGAGCCTGGATAGAAAAATGCAGATGCCTTACTATATACATGCAGTCAAGGGTGTACCAAAACAAATTGTATTTTTTGGTAGTCAAGAAGCAGTTATGGTAAATCTATACGGAAATCTACAGCAATTTCTTGACAATTACCGACCTTGATGTTATACTAACATTGTGATCTACCAAACTAAAGGTAAATATCTGACATATGGAACAGAACAAAAAACCTGTAGAACAGTATTATTACTCTGAACAAGAGTGGAATCGTTTAGGTTGTGGCCCGTTACCTGAAGAGCGAAAGCGTGAGAATCTCAAACAAGCGCATGCTCGAGGCAATCCCAAGATTGACGGGAAAGTGGTAAAAGGCTATAATTAACAATCGTGGCATGGTTGGCTATTTTCATGCTTGTTGCTGTTGCAATGTATTTGTTGATTGAGTTGAAAGACTGGATTGACGGAAATAACCAGTAGTTAAATTTTAGAAGAAAGTTGAGTAACATGGCATTAGGTAAGGTAAAGTGGTTTAATGACGCAAAAGGTTTTGGATTTATTACACCCGATGAGGGCGGCGAGGATTTGTTTGCACATTTTTCAGCAATCAACATCAATGGATTCAAGACTCTTAAAGAGAATCAAGCAGTAGCGTTTGATGTGGTACAAGGCCCAAAAGGCAAGCAAGCATCAAACATAGTACCTGTATAAACAGGTGCTGACAGAATTGTTGTAATTCCTTCGTAGTGAAGGCGCTGTGGACGTCGGTTCGACCCCGACCACCTCCACCTAAGTGTATTAGGTATATTTAGGTGGGGGTGTATTTGGTTTCGACATGGTGAGATAACGAAAAAGGCAACACGGTAGGCGATGACCGTAAATCAAGCAAATCTCGTAAATGCAAACGCATCTACAGGCGAAGTAACTGTATCAGGCAAGGGCGTCAAGTTCTCTGCTCGTTCAGTGAAAGCCGATTCTTTCGCAGTTTAATCACCGCGATAGGGCAGGAAATGCCTCGTAACAGAAACTACCAGAACCCGCTTCGGCGGGTTTCTTCTGGGCAAATTAACTGCACAGTTAATCGTAAAAGTAGTTAGAATAACAGCTTTTTTCTAGGCTATCAGTAATAACCACTAAATATTATTCTAGGGACACAGATCTGTGCCCTTTCTTAAAAGGAAATCAATCAAATGAAAAAAGTACTATTAGCAATTCTTGCTCTGGCTGGCATTACCGCGGCTCATGCTCAGGTATCTGGCAATTTAGGTTTGACAAGTGACTACCGTTTCCGCGGCATCAGTCAATCCCAAAATGCTCCTGCTGTCCAAGGCGGCGTTGACTATGCACACTCAAGTGGTTTGTATATCGGTAACTGGAACAGTTCAGTAAGCTCACAAGTTTACACAAACGGTGCCGGTGTTGAGAGTGATCTCTATGCTGGATATAAGAAAGACATCTATAAAGGCGTTACCGTTGATGTTGGTACATACAACTACTTCTATCCACGTGCTACCACAGCTGGCACAGGCAGTAACTTTGACACATACGAAGGCTATGCTGGCCTAGGTTATGGTCCAGTCAGTGTAAAGTATAGCCAAACACTAGGTCGTGGTTACTTTGGTACAACCAATGCCAAAAACACAAACTACACAGAAGCTAATCTAGCTCAATCTCTTGAGCCAGTGAGTGCTCGGTTGAAAGATTTGAGTTTGTTGGCTCACTATGGTCATACCGCAGTTGCTAATCATAGTACATTGAGTTACAATGACTTCAATGTTGGCTTGGGTTATGCCCTGCCACGAGATTGGACAGTGACAGCCAAGTATTACACCAATAGTAATCTAAGTGCAGCAGGTCAAACTGCTAACACAGTAAACGGTCAGAAATTATACCGTAATGCCGCTGTTGTTTCCCTAACCAAAACATTCGAATAAGTCATATTCAATGTAACCAAAAAGGCTACCTCGGTAGCCTTTTTTATTGGCCTGAGCAATGGTTGACAAATGATAAATAACCTTGTATAATACTTATTATGTTGAACTATAAATCTCATACTCCGATAGCACATCTGGTCCAGATTGACCAAGCCAATCTATGGTTGTTGGTCTGCGAAGGTGCCAGGGGTTCTCGATAAAATAAGTGCTTAAATTTTATTTCAGAACCCCGGAACTCAACATTCCGGGGTTTTTTATTTAGAAGAAAGGAAACGCATGACAGACTATAGCAAATTAAATGATCGCATTGTAGAACAGGCCTATCGGCTAAGCGACATGACCTTGACTGAAGAACTCAAAACAAAGTTGCTTCAGGACAAGATTCGCAGAGCCGCAGAAATGCTAAAAGCTCGTGAACAAAGTCTTGTTTATTATCAGATCAAAGATTAATTATCAACTCAGAGAAAGGAGGCACGTATGCCTAGTGTATTTTTAGTCAGCGACACACACTTTGGTCACGCAGGGGTATGTCGCTTCACACGTGGGGATGGGGTCACAAAACTGCGTCCTTGGGACTCGGCAGAGGAAATGGACGAGGCTATGGTCTCAGCATGGAACGATCGTGTTGGGCCAAACGACAAAGTCTATCACTTGGGTGACGTGGTTATGAGCCGTCGGAGTCTCGGCATCATGTCAAGGCTTAACGGAGATAAAGTTCTTATCCGCGGTAACCATGACATCTTCCCGGATGTAGATTATCGTAAGTACTTCCGTGAACTTCGTGCTTACCATGTGATGAATGGCATGATTCTCTCTCACATTCCTATTCACGAAGAAAGCCTGGGTCGCTTTGGTGTTAACATCCACGGTCATACCCATGCTAATCGTATAATGAAGGCAGGAGTGGTTGATGTACGCTATCATTGCGTATGCGTGGAACAAACTGATTTTGCCCCTATCCTGTTTGAAGATGTTTTAGATCGTATTCGAGCAGAAGGTGGTGTAATTGGATTCCAAAATGGAAATGGCACTACACAAGCAACAATGTAAAGGTCAACCCTGGTAGACAAACAGGTAAAGTCACTGCTCCAAGAAGGCAGGATATGGAGGTCCGAATCCTCCCCAGGGCACCACTGTATTATGCTGTTAGTATTTGACCTGTGGTGGCATC